CTCACCATGGCTTGTTCAGACTCCAAGAACCCCTGGCTCGAGTTCAGAGACTCATACTCCCAGTCAACACATCAAGTGACTCAGTAACATCCCACAAACAGCTCACCCTCAAGAGAGTGAAACTCATCGGTCGATGGAGCTCTTCCATCGTACCAATCACAAGCATATTTGCGGGAAATCACCTCATCACTCCCCAAATCGAGGCTCCAATGCCTCAACGCAGAGAACATATATGGATCAAACGCATAGAGGCGCATATAACTCTCAATCATCTCTTTCTTGAAATCACTTTGAGTCATTAGTGCCGCTAGGTGCTTGACCGAGTAAGATGGGATAGAGTGGTCGCTAAACATCCGAGTCCCCATGAACTCCACGCATCTGTCTCCAGAAACGTGGTGCTCCGTGTACTCCTTTATTATGCAACCAGTTCTTCCCAGCTCCTCGCAAAACTTTTCAGGGATATAATACCTCTGCCCGCCTAGCAGTTCAAAAGGTGTTTCTTGGACAGTGTCATCCCCAGTCGCATCTGGAACATCACACTTGGTTAGGTGGAGTCTCAGCTTGGCCAATAGGTCACACATTACTTGCATTTTCCCATTCCAAGCTAGAGTCCCCAAACAACCACTCTTCATGATGCCCCAGACATTCTGCTGGAGACGAGTATGCCCACCCACGTTGAAAACCGCCAGACGAAAAAGAGCCATCATTCTATTCCTGATAAGTCTTTCCATCCATTCGTCCTCATACGAGCAGACTCTTACCATAAATTCAGTAAGGACTTGAACTTTCCACTCTTGAACAGTCCAATCCCAACTACTCTTGTCAGCCATCAAAGCTCTCTTATTGGCGTACCTCCTATAAAACCACTTATAACCCCCCAGATAGGGAACCCAACCCGCCTTGTTCGGTGTTTTGGTGTAACCATCTAGGGTGTAAAGTTGGTCAAAGAAGTCGCCAAAAAGGAACCTGTCGACTAGACAATCTGTAATTGAGACAGCGGAGATGAGCCGCCAGGCGCCATCTCGCATCTTACTCTGTTTGTGAAGTTCGTCCTTAATGAACACATTGATATCATCCGCCTTTGGAGCGAGATTCAACTCCCTGAGCCTTTCCTTGAAGGCATAGAAAACCATCTGCACGTTGTGGTGATTGTATTCCCCGTCAGGATTTAGTAGGAGAGAGCGATTGTCTTTATAGTCGGCCTTCCATGGCCAACCCGGACTACTATTCATGTCCAGTTTTGACAATGCTCTCAAAAACCACTCCTGATTGGGCTCTTGTCGTTTCAATCTCCAGAACGCGTTTATGGCAGGTCTGTAGACCTCCTCAAGGGAGTTCAACACATAGTCTCTCTCTTTCGAAGTGGGAGGAATGCAGCGATTTCTCGCTTGCGCATTCCTACCAGCATGAAATGAGAGGGACTCAAATATGTATTCATCTCCCTTGGAAGGCCAAACATACCTTTCCATGACTTCTTCGGACGTGACCCCGTATTTCTCCTTCAAGTCGTCGTCGTGAAAATACCTCCTAAAATTCAGATCCAACTTCCAATCACGTATTGAGGATTCCTTTCTTCTCCAGGGTGGAATGTCTCCTTTCAGAGCGCACCTTCCTCCCATGTGTGAGAACACTCCGAAGCACTGTCCGCAGAGCTCTCGGACTTCCTCTGCGAGTGCATTGCTGCCGCTCGCATCCTCAAATCCGCTAACTCGTCCGTCAGCTTCTTTTGCGAATTCAAAGGTGTAACCTTCAACTGTCGTCGGAGGCTGCTTATCCTCTCGTTGATCTCCTGCATCGCTTTTCCGAGTGGAGAGACCCTTTTCTTCTTTTTCTTCTTCCGCTCTCCAGACGTCAATTCCTTCAGTTTCTCCGCTTCCACATTGGCTACCTTGAGTTTCTGATTCGTTTCCGAAAGAGAACTCTGTAGCTTCAATTGTTTCTTGTTCAGAGGTTCCCAAAGGGGTGAGTCCAGAGATAACCCTGCCAGAGTCATACAGTTGTTCTGATATTCCTCTGCCAAGGTCAACCTCTTGGAAG